GCGGCGGCTCGAGTATTATGGATACCACATATAATCCACTAAGCACTAATGAAGATTACTTCTTTCCACAAACGGCAGAAGGCCGAGGGTCAAAAGTTGAGACGTTACCAGGCGGAACTAATCTTGGTGAGATTGACGACTTGAAGTACTTTACTAATAAATTATATAGAGGATTGCGTATCCCTAGTAGCTATTTGCCCACAGGTCCAGATGACAGTGCTCAACCATACAGCGATGGACGAGTTGGCACTGCACTTATACAGGAACATCGCTTTAACGAATATTGCAAAAGACTTCAGCGTTTAGTTGCAGAGACATTTGATCGAGAGTTTAAAATGTTTCTTAAATGGCGCGGGTTCGAACTAGACAACTCAAGTTTTGAACTACGCTTTAACGAACCACAGAACTTTAGCAAATATCGTGAAACTGAAATGGATGGTTCTAGGATTAGCACATTTACCCAACTCGAGGCTTTCCCATACTTGAGTAAACGTTTCCTATTACAGCGTTATTTAGGAATGTCTGAAGAAGAGATGAGCGATAACACTAAACTTTGGAAAGAAGAAAACATCGAAGCTCCGACAGCTGATGTTCCAAATATGCGCAGTGTAGGTATTACCCCAGGCGGAATAGAAACAGACCTTGAAAACTTTGCACCAGAAGCACCTCCTGAAGAGGGAGTTGATGCAGCAGGTGGCGGTGAAGAAGGCGGCGACGGTGCTCTAGATGCCGCTGGTGTTGATAGCCCAGTTCCAGAGCCAGCAACTCCTCCAGTTACGTAATAAATACAGTAACAAGGAGACTACTGTGTTACTTAAAGATTTTGTTACTGAAGACGAAGATAACCCTAGGCATGACAATGCCCGGGATTTAAGTCGTGCTGAAAAGCCCGATACTCGTAAAACTAGACTTACCCTTGAACAAATTTCTAGACTTCGCAAACTTCGTGATGTAAAAACATCTGAGTATCAGGATAGCCTTGGTGATATTAAAACACAATTTGGAGCTCCAGCGCCAGAAGTTGTCTAATATCTAAAGAAAATCTCCTTAAATTCCCAAAAATTACCCTTTTGGGGCAAAAATGCCCTGTTCGCCACTACATATTAACTATGTAGTTAAATAGTTTATAATGCCTTAAACATATACAAGGAGTCTTAAGCATGTCCGACAAATTTAATGAGCTAATTGAGCTTATCATCTCAGAAGAGACCGATCAAGCTAAAGAACTTTTTCACGAAATTATCGTGGACAAGTCCAGAAGTATTTACGAATCACTAATTGACGAAGAAGAAGTAGTTGATGAAGATGAAGAAGTTGATGAATCTGAAGAAGTAGTAGAAGAAACAGACGAAGAAATTGACGAAAGTGATTTCGACGAAAGTGATTTCGACGAAGAACTTGGTGGCGATGCCGCTGAGGAAATGATTGACGATATTTCAGCAGACGAAGAAGGTCTTGCTCTTGAAGCTCACGACGGCGAAGAGGAAATGGAAGATCGCGTTGTTGATCTCGAAGATGCACTTGACGAACTCAAAGCAGAATTTGAAAAGTTAATGGGCGACGACGAAGGTGAAGAAGAGATGGACATGGGACCAGAAATGGACATGGACGAGCCAGAAATGGACATGGATCCTGAAGAAGAAGAAATGGACGAAGCAGAAGAAATGGACGAAACTTTTGTACGTGAGTACACAGAGAAAGCTCCTGCTGCAGTAACTTCTGAGCCAAGTAGCGTAAACAAGCATTCAACAGTTGCTAGTAAGAATGACATGGGCGGCAAAGCAGCTAGCTCAAGTGGTGGCGAAAATTCAGGATCAAAAGCAGCAACAGCAAAAGTTCATGATGCTGGTAACGTTAATAAGCCAGGTGCAAAAGTTAAACCAGTTGCAGCACCTAAACCAAAAGCAACAGCGTAAGATAGGAATCGTATATGAACTATCTTAGAGAAACCCTTACGTTCGATCAAGCGGGAATCGTAACAGAGTCTGCCAACGATGGTAAGGATCTCTATATGAAAGGCATTTGTATTCAGGGCGGGGTAAAAAACGCAAACGAGCGTGTTTACCCTGTTACTGAAATTTCCAATGCCGTCAAGCAACTCAACGATCAAGTCTCGACTGGCAATAGTGTGCTAGGTGAGGTTGATCATCCAGATGATCTAAAGATTAATTTAGATCGGGTCAGCCATATGATAGAAAGCATGTGGATGGATGGGCCAAACGGCTTTGGAAAATTAAAGATATTACCTACTCCAATGGGTCAATTAGTTAAGACTATGTTGGAAAGTAACGTTAAACTGGGCGTAAGCAGTAGAGGCAGTGGCGAAGTCAATGAATCTACCGGAAACGTTGCAGGTTTCGAGATTGTCACAGTAGATATTGTGGCACAACCAAGTGCTCCAAACGCATATCCTAAAGCAATTTATGAAGGATTGCTTAATATGCGCAATGGGCACACTGTACTTGAGATGGCCAAAGAAGCAAGTGGCAATGCTAAAGTACAAAAATACTTGAAGGACGAAGTAATGCGTCTTATCAAGGATCTTAAGATCTAGGAGACCAAAATGCTAGATGCTATCAAACCATTATTGGATAGTGACCTGATCAACGAAGAAACCCGTACTCAAATTGAAGAGGCATGGGCATCTAAGTTAGTTGAATCTAAAGAGCAGGTCAGAGTAGAACTCCGTGAGGAATTTGCTCAACGTTATGAGCATGATAAATCCGTAATGGTCGAAGCTTTGGATCGAATGGTTACAGAGAGCTTAACAACTGAGTTAGCTGAATTTGCAGAAGAGAAGAAACATCTTTCAGAAGACCGCGCAAAATTTGTCGGTCAAATGAAGGGCGTTACAGAAACTTTTGATAAATTCTTAGTCAAGCAGTTAGCAGAAGAGATAAATGAACTCAATGCTGACAGACAGGCCCAAGTAGAGCATGTCGCAAAATTAGAAGAATTCATTACAGCCCAATTAGCAGAAGAAATTTCAGATTTCCAACAGGATCGTCAAGATGTTGTTGAAACTAAAGTTCGACTAGTTAAAGAAGCACGTAGTCAATTTAAAACACTCAAGCAGAAGTTTATTGAAACATCTGCAACACTTGTTAAAGAATCCGTAGCCAAACATTTAAAAGCCGAGATCACTCAATTACGCGAAGATATCGGTACGGCCAAAGAAAATACCTTTGGGCGTAAAGTTTTTGAATCAATTGCAGCAGAATTTAGTGCAAGCTATCTTAATGAAAATCAAGAAATCAAAGAACTTAAAAAATCTTTGGAGTCAAAAGAAGCTAAACTAACAGAAGCACAAGTCGCAATTGCAGAGAAAGATCAACTTGTTGAGAGCAAGGTAAAAGAAATTAACATGATTACTGAAACAACACAACGCAAAGAAGTCATGAACAATTTGTTAAAGCCACTCAATAAAGACAAAGGCGCAGTAATGCGCGACCTTCTAGAGAGCGTTCAAACCAGCAAACTACAAGCTGCATACGATCGTTATCTTCCAGTAGTACTAGACGGCAAAGCTGCCCCAAAAGCTGAAAAGCAGATGGTTGCAGAAAGTCGTAAAGTAGTTACAGGTGACAAAGAAGTAAAACACCAAAATACTAAGTCTGATGACACTAATGTTATTGAACTTCGTAAATTGGCAGGCTTAAAATAAACGTATCTAGGAGACAATAAAATGTCAGACGTACTATTAGAAGGCCGTTGGGGCGCAACAAAAGATGCTCTTCTAGAAGGTCTAGAAGGCAACCGCCGCAGCGCAATGAGCGTTGTTTTAGAAAACACACGCAGCTACCTATCAGAAGCAGCAACATCCGGTGCTACAACTTCTGGTAACATGGCAACACTAAACAGAGTTATTTTACCTGTTATCCGTCGTGTTATGCCAACAGTTATCGCCAACGAAATTGTTGGTGTTCAACCAATGCAGGGCCCAGTTAGCCAGATTCACACACTACGTGTTCGTTATGCAGAAGCAGCAGACTCCACAGCGAGTTCGCCGTTTGATACAGACGTACTAGCAGGTGATGAAGCACTTAGCCCATTTAAAATTGCTACAGCATATTCCGGTAGTTTAACTACTGGTAAAGCTGAAACCACAGCAGGCAAAGAAGGCGGCGGAGGAAAGAAAATTTCCATCCAAATCCTCAAGCAACCTGTTGAAGCAAAAACACGTAAGCTACAAGCTCGTTGGACATTTGAAGCCGCTCAAGACGCACAGTCTATGCACGGTATCGATGTTGAAGCAGAAATCATGGCCGCTTTGGCACAAGAGATTACTGCTGAAATCGACCAAGAAGTTCTTGGTTCCCTTCGTTCACTCGCAGCAACAGAAGAAACTTTCAACCAGGCAACAGTGTCCGGTACAGCGACTTATGTTGGTGATGAGCATGCAGCACTTTCAGTGTTAATTAACCGTACAGCAAACAAAATTGCTCAGCGCACACGTCGTGGCGCTGGTAACTGGGCAGTTGTTAGTCCTGAAGCACTTACAGTACTTCAGTCCGCTTCAACAAGCGCATTTGCACGTACAACAGAAGGTACTTTTGAAGCACCAACAAACACTAAGTTCGTTGGTACACTCAATGGCGCTATGAAGATTTATGTAGATTCATACGCTGCTGATTCGACAGCAGTACTAGTTGGTTACAAAGGTTCAAGCGAAACTGATGCAGCGGCATTTTATTGCCCATACATCCCACTAATGAGCAGTGGAACAGTACTTGATCCGTCGACTTTCGAGCCAGTAGTTAGCTTCATGACACGTTATGGTTATGTAGAGCTATCCAACACAGCGTCATCTCTTGGTAACGCCGGTGATTACTTGGGCGAAGTTGCAATGTCAAATATTACATTTAGCTAATATCTGATATTTGTTAAGGCATTAAGGGGTGGGGATTAATTTTCCCACCCTTTTTGTTGACTAATAAGTATTATTATGCAAATATCCGCTAGACGCCCGTGGGACGAGGATTTCTATGAAATACTAAAAAATATAATTCCTCACTTGCCTACTAAACATATATTTTACTATAACCATAGTGGCAATGATATAGACGGAAATAAGGATATATTATTTTTTAAAGATTCCTTAACAGTTATATTCAGTTTAGATCTAACACATTATAAAACTAGGCAACGTATTATTAATGAACTGGAATCATGTAATGCTAAACTTTGGTGGATAGGCACTGAGCCAAATGCGTTTAATCATCCATCCATTAAAGTTATATGGTGGGGATCGGAATTTATGCTACAAGCTGATCAATATTTGCAATTAGATGATATTGATAAATCTCCTAACGAAAATAGTAATCATTGGATATCTTTAACACTTGGTCCTAGACACAGTAGGGTATATACAGCGGCATGTCTTATGCACTATGGTAATTTAGAACGAGGCGAGATGAGAATTAAAACACACTTGGCTCAAGAGTTTAATACATTATCAATGCTAGTAAAAAATGGATGTTATTGGCCTACTCCGCCCGATATAAAACTTGAACCAACTTATAAACAATTGCTTAGTCAGCCCTGGTGGGGTAGTCAGTTCTTTAGATGGAATACTTATAATAAGTTAGGACATTGTAACAACGCACTGAATTTTGATCATTATCTACGTAGCCTTTATTCTACTACAATGGTAGAAGTAGTTAATGAAACGTCTATTGCGGACGAGGAAACAGGAAATCCAGCGCCAGTGTTTATAACAGAGAAGTTTGCAAATAGTGTTCATGCTTTGCATTTTCCTATTATGTGTAGTTCCGCAGGAACAGTAGAGTTCTTAGAAAGTCTAGGATTTGATATGTTTAGAGATACTGTTGATCATAGTTATGATATTGTTACTGACCCTACAATGCGTATACACCAAGCTATACGAGACAATGCAATGTTGCTTAATGAATATGATACAGTGTATAATCTATGGAATAACAATTTACCAAGACTTATTGCAAATCGTGATCACTTGCGTAACATGCTATCTACGTTTACAGAAATAAATCTAAACACTGTTATAAACAAAATAAATAATATTTTATAAGATTATGTCTGAATTTGCATTTATATTAGGTAACGGAAAAACTAGGTTAGATGTAACTCCTAGTGAATTGTCTGCATGCGGTCGTGTATATGCTTGTAATCGAATATATAATGAATTTACGCCAGATGTATTAGTAAGTACTGATGCCGCTATGGCACGTGAGATACAAGAGTCAGGATATTCAGAGAATAACTTGCATTATACTAGAGAAAGTAATATTATACGTGGAAGCGGTGCTAGAGCATTAATGCCCCAATATACTGGATTTAGCAGTGGACCAAATGCAATAGCACTTGCGGCCGCAGAGGGAGTTCCGTATATATTCTTAATTGGATTTGACTTAGTAAGTGAAACAAATCTAATCAATAACATATATTCTGGTACTGCAAATTACGCACCTTCAGATGCATTAATAACTAGTTCAGATAATTGGATAAATCAAATATATGAGATTGCTGAGAAGTTTAAAGATCAAAGATTTATACATGTTAATCCACTTATTGGTTATACCCCTGAAAGCTGGGAAACATTGGCTAACTTTGAAGCAATGGATCTAACGGGCTTTAGATCTATGCTAAATATATAAAACACAGTTTAATGGATTAACTTATGAGCAAAACAGAACGAATAACCGGAGACTTAACGATAGATCCCACTGGTAATTTTAAGGTATCAGCCCCAATAGTTGCTCAAAGCCTTACAACTACCCAACGTAACAATTTAACAGCGATAAATGGAATGATTATTTATAATTCTACACTCAGCAAACTCCAAGCCTATGCAGGTGGAGCCTGGGTAAGCCTGCATTAATTATCTGGTAATTCACTGGTAGTAACTGATTTTAATATTATTACTCCGTGACGCAACACCTGAATATCTATATTTTGATTAGGTTTTACATTATCCATGCTTTTTCCAACATCCCGTGGAAATCTAATATTAAATCCGTTAACTTTTTGTATAATATCACCAGTTTTAAATCCAGCTTTATCCATAGGGCCATCACTATCTAATTCCTTTATTACTACTCCGCCAACTTCAGGATCTGATACAAATGCTACGCCTATTATTCCCCTGCGTATTTTTCCAGTATTAATAAGTTCATTGACTATATTTTTAGCACCATTACTAGCAACACTAAAATTAACACCAATGCTTCCGCCTCCGTTAGCTGAAAAAATAAACGCATTAACACCAATAACTTTTCCTTTTTGGTTAAACAATGGTCCTCCGCTGTTTCCTTGATTAATACTAACATCTGACTGTATAACCTCTTGCCAAGTGTTCATTGAACGTTTTTTAGTAGCACTAATAATACCCTGTGTTACTGTCCATTGTTGTCCCATTGGATGACCAATAGCAAAAACTTCATGCCCTGGCATAGCTTTGTCGCTGTCAGCCCAAGATAGTGATGGGGTGTTTTCTATTTTGCTCTGTCCTAAGGTAGTAGCCATCTCTAAGACAGCAATATCGCTAACTTTGTCAACTCCTACGACACGAGCAGAGTATCTTTTAGGATCGTTATAGAAATTAATATTGGGTGAAACGTTTTCTGTACCTTTAGCATCTGCAACGTGTTCGTTAGTAATAAGATATTTTCTATCATTTAATGAAATAATAAAACAACTTCCCATACCGCTAGGTGTTTGCTGAGGTGTAGCCTTAGGTGGTGGTTTTAAAAAATTGTCGAACGGGTTAGTCTGGATGCGAGGTCCTTTGCTATCAACTACTACAACAGCAGCCAACATTTCAACTTGACAAACACTATAAATTACTTTGTCTATAATTTTAGAAAAGTCATGAGCTTGAGCTGTTGTTGATCCTAAAACTGCTGATATAACGACCGCTACTCGCATCAAATTGATCCACATATTTGTTAATCCTTCTTTGCTTCACACTTGCTTTTTGCGCTAATTTATGATGATCGCAATTTGAGCAAACGTGCATTGATGTATTTTTAAAATGCTTGCTAGATTTTTCAAATTGCTCACCACAACAATTACACTCTAGCACATACCAACGCTGACGAGTTCTTACACTTTCTTCACAATTATTTCTAATTCTAACATGAAAGTTTTCTTTAAGATAACTGGTCACTAGCATAGTTATATTTAGCAAGCGGCTTCGTTAACGAATGTATAAATATAGTAAAGATATACGGAGCCCCTATTAATGGCAATACAAACAGTTAACATTGGTACTACAGCAGACGATGGCGCAGGCGACCCGTTACGCACTGCCTTTGATAAAATCAATGACAATTTCTTAGAACTATACGCTGTATCAGGTGCAGGTTCTGGAAACAATATTGCTTTTAGTGGCAATAAAATTATTAGTGAAGACTCAAGTGGAGATATTACTCTTGATCCAAACGGAACAGGAAAAGTTATAGTTGCTACCGCGGCAAAATTAAGATTTACTGATCACGTAGATAACGCAATAGGACATGTTGATGCTTCTGGAGACATGACGTTTGACAGTAATTTGTCATTTGACGGTACTACTCTTGCATTGAACGGTACAATGACAGTTGGCTCCCAGTTGCAGTTTACAGATAATCGAATTAGCACAACAAACTCAAATGAAAATATTGATTTAGTTCCAAACGGAACAGGAACTGTAAACTTTGCTGTTCCATCACAAACTACTGTAGGAAGTGCAGGTTCAGCATCGGCTCCTCCAGCAAGGCCAACTACGTACCTAAAAATTCGTGTACATGGCACTGAATTTGCAATACCAGCATATGCTGTAAGTTAAGGAATAGTTACAAATGGCTAATCAAACAATTAACATCGGTGCAACAGCAAATGACGGTACAGGCGATGCGTTACGCACGGCTTTTGATAAAATTAATGATAACTTTACAGAACTGTACGCTGTATCTCCTGCTGGAACTGACAACAATATTGCTTTTAGTGGCAATAAAATTATTAGTGAAGACTCAGGTGGAAATATTGAGCTTGATCCGCAAGGAACAGGCAAGGTTATAATTGCAACAGCCGCAAAATTAAGATTTACTGATCACGTAGACAATGGCATAGCATATGTTGATGCTAGCGGAGATGTTCAGTTTAAAAGCACTTTAACTTATGATGGCACAACTTTTAAACTAAGTGACCTAACAGCAAACAGAATGTTATTTACAACCACAGGTGGGGGATTAACTAACTCTTCTAACTTTACATTTAACGGAGCTTCTGCTGTATTAACTGGATCCTTGGCAGTTGACGGTATTACTATTAGGGATAATAATATTGAATCAACCGCTTCTAATGCTAATTTAGTATTAGTTACCAGTGGTACAGGCGTAGTTGAAATTGATAGCAATCTCGACATAAACAGTAATCAAATTGTTAACCTTGCTTCTCCAACAAATTCGACCGATGCGGCCAATAAGGCATATGTAGACTTAGCTGCTGGTAGTGTAACACCAACAGATGAGTCAAGTGATACTACTTGTTTCCCACTATTTGCCATTACAGCGACAGGAAACACCAGCCCTAAAACTGGCTCAAACTTAACATTCAATAGTAGTACTGGGTTACTGACCGCAACATTATTTGCAGGTGCTTTAACAGGCAACGTAACAGGAACAGCATCCATTGCTACCGCCGTAACAGTAGCAGATGAGTCAAGTGATACTACTTGTTTCCCGTTATTCGCAACCGCAGCTACTGGAAACTTGCCACCTAAAAGTGGATCTAACTTAACGTTTAATAGTAGCACTGGGTTACTAACAGCAACATTACTTGCTGGAAATTTAACTGGTAACGTTACTGGTACTGCATCTATAGCAACTGCCGTAACAGTAGCAGATGAGTCAAGTGATACTACTTGTTTTCCTTTATT